TCACAAGTTTCTATATGCTCTGAATTGATAAATTCCCATATATCAGAATCTTTCCAGTCAATGATTGGATTGACAACCATTTCGTTTTTTTGCATACAAAGTTCATTCATTCTGCGATTGGCGTCATTGTCGTTCATTAGCATAATTGATGTGAATTTTTCTTTAGTTGCCTTTGTCGCACCAATTTTTTCAAATTCTTCTCTTTCTTTTCTCTGCCTGCTTTCGGCCCATCTCACGCCAGTAGCAATATATCTATTTGTGTTCTGCGCTTCTTTAAGGACTTGACAGCAGTAGCGAACTCGTCTTGTTGGCGGCATAAGTTTTAATGGAATTAATTTCCACATCGTGATATGTTCGCCTTTATACTTCGGCATTTCTATTTCGCATTTAATTCCTTTTTCTTCCAAACTTTTAAATACCTTTCGTATGTGCCGTACAGTTTGCGGTGCATCTGCCGTGGTGTGACTATTGTGTACCTCAAATGGTATGTCTCCCCTACGAAAGATTCTAACATCACGTCAGAATCTTTCCCGCCGGAATATGTACATACAAGTGGCCTTCCATAATGTTTCAACGAGAGATCAGATGCAAGTCGAATTCTCTCAATTGCTTTTTGCTCTAAATCCATTTATTTCTCCTATCCAAATGCTACCTGTCCGTTATTCTGCATGACTTTTTATTTCTCCTGAAAAGCTTAATTCAATTCCCAGTTCTTCCTTGATAGCCTGCACATAATCAATCCATTCAGCCAAGCCCTGGTCGATATAGTCCGAAGCTTTGTCCATGCCTGCCATGAACTTCTGGCATCTTTTCTGACCGAATCCAAATTCATCATGCAGGACAGCTATTGCCATGATCACGCAGCATTCAGATACAATCTGTTTGATCTTCTCAGATGCTTTGTCCAGGTCCTTTCTTGCCAGGGAAGTATGTATTCCTGTTACTCCCCTGAATCTGCATTCCTTTTCGAGGGCTTCAAGACCGCCCTCTCTGGTGATTCGTCTAGCAAGGTCAAGACCATCTTCCCTGCCACGTTCATATTCACGCATTTTGTTCATTTCTTCACCTTTCCGAACCCGTATCCTGTCGGAGCATAGGCTCTATCAGTACTGGGGTGTGCTGTTTTAAGCAACCCATCATCAATAAGCTGGTTTAAATGTCTCCAGATGGTAGCTCTGCTTGCGTCTACCTTCTCACAAATCTCGCTGACCGATGGTGCATATCCAACAAGTTTAAAGTAGCTTACTACATACATGTAGATTTCTCTTCTAAGAGCCTGTCCCTGTTCATATCTATTCTTCGTGCTGTACATTCTTTCTCAACTCCTTTTGTTTGGAATCAATAAATTTGCAAAATGCTAAAACAAATTCTTTTGCTAATGGATCTGAATATATTTCTATCAATTCCATACAGCGGTCATAAGCTGCTTTTGAATATTCATCTGTGAGCTCAACCAGGTAAAACTCTTTTATTAATTCCCATAATTTAGGCATAAACATTGCCATCATTGGAATATCATCTTTTCTTACGCTTGCCATTTCTTCCCCCTTAAATGTGTAACGTGTAACATAAGTATTTAATTTTTCCTATAATTACCTTTTTATATAATTATTAAAATATACTTTATAGTAAAATATTAGTTACATTAGTTACACTAAGTAAAAAATACAGTATTTATAAGGGTTTGAGGTGTATCTTGGGGTGTAACTAAATGTAACTAAGTGTAACCAGTTCTAGTCAAATGGTATCTCACACTCACACATTTTTTCAAATTCACTTAATTTTCTGACTTTTTGGTAGCATATCTGCGGACCATACTTTCCACATCTCACCCGTTTCCCACCATTTTCCCTTTCCCATCCGTCAATGCAGTTCTGCATGATGGAGTGAATTTCGTTGGACTCGAACCTTGTGGGCTTGCGGCCCTCGTTACCCAGCGCCTGTTCATATAGCATTGCGACGCAAACGCGAGGTTCCGCTGTATGGTCTAGCCATTCTTGAATAATTCCAACTCTCACGTCCTCCTCCATAAATTCCTCCTGTTTGTCCTCTATATATCGCTGTAAATTCTTTGGAAGAATTAACTTAGGTGTTCTATCGGCCCTTTCAAAAAGCTCCATGGCTTCTCCCCAAGCGTTTGTAAAGTCTGACGCTACGGCTTGTGGATCATCAAACATGGATTTCAGGACATGTTCTTTTCTCGTGACTATCGGAAGGAATCGTCTATTGCCTGTTCTATCAGTCAGGAAACGGTCATTGTTGGTTGTTCCGGCAAATACACACACTCTTGGTCTCTGCTCTGTTCTGCGCCCATATGGAGGCCTGTACGTGTCCACTGTGGACGTTAAAAATGCTTTGATGCTCTCAACTTCTTTTGCTTTTTTAGTAGCCAGCAGTTCTGCCAGTTCCACCATCCACATACCGCGCAGCTTTTCCGGGGCTTTGTCGCCCTCGACTGTATTGAAATTGTCGTTATACCATGCATTATTGAGTGATAAGAGTCTCAGAAATGTAGATTTTCCAATTCCCTGTGAGCCGTATAATACTGGCATGTAGTCAAACTTGCATCCCGGATGGAATGCCCTGCTGATTGCACCCAACATAAACAGTTTCATACACTCCCTGGAATACTCTGTGTCTTCCACTCCCAGATATTCTGGAAGTAATTTGCTGATATATCCCGTCTTTTTATTCCACTTATTCTTATGAATGTCGGTAAGCATATCAACAACAGGATTGAATCTGTTTCTGTTTGCCACGATATTAAGTGCTTCCATGATCTTCTCCAGACTCTTTAGCCCGTATTTTGATTCAATGTACGACTTCAAATTACTGTCATCGCTGTTACTCCATTCCCTATACATGTTTACATGCTCCCACGGGAGACTTCCACAAACAAAGGGCGCGTATGATAACTCGTTATATTTAATATGTCCATACAAATCAGGGTCGTATTCAATGGCTTCACACATATTCTTAATGCTCTGAATCATTGTTCCTTTTTCTGTAAAATCAAACTCCGGCTCTCTCCACCCTTGCGTTGCAACCCCCTCTGAGTCAATGTGAATGGGCTTTCCTTTATCATATTTAGTTGCGCTTGATACAATGACTTTGACTTCCTGTTCAGTTAATGGAGGCGAGCAGGAACTTTCATTCTCAGCCATGGTAGCAGCGAACACTGATTGATCTGACGCTCCTTTCGCCTGCATCATACACGCAAAACGAAAAAGCATCTGATTTCTTTGTCCTGCTGCCACGATATTTGGCATGGTAAAAGCTGCGCCTTGTTTCTGATCGTCATGGTTCAAGAAGTATTCTACATTGTTATCGGCCTTTGCAATTTCAAATTCATCCGGTGAATATTCCCATTCATACCGATTGCCATTCTTATGTATTGATGGAGGAGCTACTACATACCCGCCATTTCCACGAATATCTACACCATCAATAATTCCGGCTCGGTTCTTTATTTTGCCATTTCCACGATAGTACAAATGGTATCCGCCACGCCCTGTGATAGCCGTCCATGTTTCTGGGAAATCACCGTGTTCACGCTGCCAATCTTCAAGTGAATGGTACCCATCTATTCCGCGATCTTCGTCAATGTCTAAATCAATTACAAATACATTCTGGCTAACTGAACCAGTCGCAAGACCTATGTTTGCATTTGGATATTTCTGCCACCAAGCTTTTATCTGAGCTGCGTCTGTAGTTGCATCCTTACATCCATTCCTAGTAAGTGGGACTTTATCGCGGTACTTTAACGGGAAGACAGCAAATCCTTTTTTGGCATATTCGATAGCCGCATCATACATACTTGGATATTCACTCATTGCTATCACCTGTGAGTTGAATCGAATTTACAACCATCAAACTCACCCCTTTCAAGTCTTTCTTTTAAATCTCTGTATAAAATTTCTTTTATCAATCTTCCAGATGTTTCCTCTTTGCAAAAAACCACATTCATGTTGTATCGGACCATCCATGCAACACTGGAAGCTAAAAACGCATTGGAGTTGAATTTGCTTCGATATTTACCGTTCAAAAGGTTTTCCCAGCTCGAATTTTCACAGATGAGGTAAATCCTACACTGCTGATCTAATGCCCGTTCAAACTCTCTTTTGAATCTCTCACGCCCCCTGGTAAAACATGCAGCCAATTCATCTAAATTCATTTTCCGTTCCACCACGCAGAATGGCTTAATTGTGCTATTGGTATCAAACAGCAACTCACCACTCGGCAATACTGCATTATAGGTGTAGTCACCATAATCCAATGTTGCTCGACTATATGGAGCGGAAAAGGATTTGTACCGTTTCTCCGCTCGCTCAGTCGCTTGTTCTCTGGAATCAACAAGAACCTGGAAAGACTTTAAGACTTCTTTTTGATCAAAAATATCCATTAGTTGAATGGCATCTCCTCATCTGTACCGTCGGGAATACTCATAAAGCCATCCGAACTAGTGCGTGAAGAATTGTTACTGCTTAAAAGTCTGTCTTTTGGAAGTCTGTAATCACCAGAACGGATTTTATCAACTTTGCAGAAGGACGCCAGATTGGTAGCTCTTCCAATGCTTCCATCGTTTTTCTCATACTCTCTTTCATTGAAAAGACCGCCAGCAATTTTGCCTTTGAATTTCTGCTCGTCCCAGTCAAAGTGGTATCCTGGATTGGATTCTTCAAGGGCTTCTGTAAATGTTTTAAACCGTCTCTTTGTCCAGTTATCTTTTTCTGATCCGTCATCATTCGGGATATTCAGAAGATAATTGCAGTGCCATTTCTTATCCTCACCCTGCTGAGTCTTATATTCTTTTGCGTAGAAGCCTGCATATTCACCCTCTGCAATATCGCAACTGATTTTTACATACTGGCCTACGCTGTTGCTGCAAAGCTCAGATCCAAGAATTTTCACCACATAGCCGCCTTTTGGAAGCACTTCGTAATCTCCGTAAGCCTGTGTTTTTTCGTAATCTCCAAATTTTTTAATTGCCATGTTTTTTATCTCCTTTTAAATATTTGTTATAGTCATAGCACATAGAAATAGCTTCTTCTTTGCTTGAACATTTCCTGTACTCACGAATTGCTTTATCGCGGTATAATTGATGAATATAATACGATTCGCATCTTATCTGATAGGCGTATCGACCTATTAAAAATACATACCAGTTTTGCTCTCTCATTAAAACTCCTTCATAACTTCAATGACCTTCGTAATATCATTTGGAATATATTCCTCTTCAAATGCTCCAAGTGGTGTTCTTGCAGTGTCATTATGAGAAGTGGTTGAAAAACAATAGGTGTTCTCCTGCTTCATTGATCTGAGCAACCAGTTGAACTTACTGTCGATGTTGTTTTTCTCAGTCTTTCTTCCATTGGTTTTGATTCTGGTAAACTCATAGCCTGCGTCAGTCATTTCTGTTTGCGTGTGGAATAGCAGAATCACTGTCAAATCGTCTCTGAGCTTTGACGGAATATCCACTAAGTCCCAGATGCTCGAGGCGAGGTCCATCCACTTGTCATAGCCTTTCTCTTTGCATCTTCTCATTTCGTCTGATACCATTAAGTTATTTACGGTATCAACAACGAAATAATGGATATGTGGTGCTTTTTCTGCAATGTTTAAAAGATATTTGACTATAGTCTGTGGAAAACTGGTTTTTACATAATTGTTCTTATCAGCGGAATACTGATCTCTCCACCCTTTCCAATTCAGTCCTTTCCCATCGCAATCACAGTAATAAGTTTCTTCTGGATTGAGATTGCGAAGGGATGTACTTTTACCACTTCCGGGTTCACCCATAATGCCGATTAAATTTGCCATAGCTAACACCCCACCTTGTCATAAACAATATGTTTGCTTCCTTCTATAATCAGAATGCTCGCGATCTGGCGCATTGATAATGTACTTTCATTGTAAATTTCTGTCAGCGCATTATACGCCTCGCCTGTTACTTTTACTGCTGCGTCTTTTTCGGCTATTGCCTGCTTCTTCCTTGCCGAAATATGGATTTCAAAATCACTCATAGCGCTCTCCTACTTAATCTGAATATTCTGAGAAGTTTTTAGTGAAATTCCCGGAAATTCTTTTCCGGCTTTCAATGCAGCTTTCAATCCGATTTTGTCAGGTGTAGGCTCTGCATATTTAAGGAACTCCTCAGGAACAGTTGCATTCGCTGAAATATCTACAGAATCACTTTTTCTGTAAGAAATTGATACCTTTGCAGTCTTAAATTTCTCACCGTCCAGATATTTTGAAAGAAATTCTTTTAATGAAGCTGCTTTGTTCTCAGCAACTTTTTGACGTGCTGCAAGGTTATCTTTTTCTTCTTTTAAGGCTTTTGCATCTGACAGAAGATTTTTAATCCAACAACCGATACCCTCAATCTTCTGATCTCTTTCCATCTGAAGAGCAGAAAGCCTCTCAACGTCAATGATTTCTCCTGTTTCCATGTCTACACAATCCATAATTGCGTTATCAATTTCGTACAATTTCATTATCTTTTCTCCTCTCTTTTAAAGAAACAATACAATGTATCCGTCTCATGACATTCGATATGATCCAGAGACATGTCACAGTTCTCATAATCCAAAATGTGATCCCCTCTGGACTGAAGCTCTCTGAGCAATTCGTTAATGCATCCTGCTATCTCCAGACTGGGAAGAAGTTTCATAATCGCTATCTGCTTACTCATTTGGACACTTCCCATCTATCAGAAGTTCCAGCAAGAAAGCTTTGATTATTTTGAGACTTTCACGACTTTCTTTTTCGTAAAACGGATTAAAAGATACATTCTGATACAAATCCCATTTAAATTTGTCTTCGGGAAGACTAACATCTTCCTTTCTTCTAAGTCCACATACGCTCATGCCATAAATTGAATAATTGAACGAGGCATTTGCTGTCGGAACTTCATTCACAACTCTTTTACAGAGTCCATAAATTTCGTCAATTTCTTTCTCGAACATTTCTTTATCCTCCTTATTTCCTACTGCCAGTCTGCTTTCATCTGGCGCACCGCCCATGCTGCCGAGATGCCAAAAAAGATGTTCAGCCAGATAGGCACATCGACATATTTCCCGGCAAGCATACAAACAGCAATCAGCGCATACTCTTTCATTTCATTTCTCCCATAATCCACGCCAGATTGCTTGCTACCAGTGCGGCTGCGGTCACAATCCATGCCGTGAACCATTTTCTTGCTTTTTTTCTACTTTCTTCGACAATTTCTGTCGCAAGAATGAACTCAAGTTCGTCCCATGTCGGAACATTTTCACATTTATTTGTGCTATTTCTGCTCATATCGTGCTAATTTCTCCTTTTTTGGTATTTACAATTAGCAGATACGAAGTTATAATTAACCTGTACCTACTAAGCGTAGATTAGTAAGTGCAACGCTCCGGTTGGTGGGGCTTCACCGCCGGGGCACTATCACTTTAATGCTTCTTTCCCTCTCCAGACATATCCTGTTTCTTCCCAGAGTTTTCTTGGAGAGATAACAAATTCTATTCTTCCAGAACCTTTTCTGTCGTGAATCACTTTATTCCCACGATACGCCGTACCGATAGGCAACCATCCATAGATGATTCCTGCTCTGACAGATGGTGTAGGAATGCCTGTCATTTTGCTCACGTCTGATACTGTCAGGCGCTCATTTGAGAACTCCGGCATCTGTGGAATACCTGATATGATTCTTGCCACTTCTGCGGCAAACTGATGAACCTGCGCATTCTGTTCTACGTAATTGTCAACTGCACTCATATAAACCTCTTTTCTAACTGATACTCATTTGAGCGTTACAGTCACGTATCATCATTACTGTATTGGTGCATGGATGCCAATTTCTGACATATTCCATAGCTTCTTCAAATCTCAGCTTAGGGATGTTATTACGGGCGTTTACTGCGAAGTAAGTCTTTATATCCCTGTTGCATTCAGCAAATACTTTCTTGCCAATTTCCTTGTAAGCATTTGACTCTTTCCCACCAAGGTGAGCAATTACGACACTTGACACTAAGTCTCTAATAGATTCCTGCTGTGCGTAGTCAATAGTCATGGTATTTTCAAGTCTGTTAAGCCGCTCTTCGTGATCTAAGAATCCTGTCGCAATAACCTGTATCTGTTCAACTATCGTCAGTGGCTTATGGTATGAGCCTGTCTTTCTGATTATCGGAAGAACTTCATCCATAACCCATGATTCGAATTTCTCTGCCGATGGAAGTTTCGACTTCATAATCAAGCGGTACAAATCTCCCTCATTTATGTATGACATTGACTGAATGCCACTAGATGTAGGGGTGTCGCGTTTCACGACTCCCTTGCAATGCCTTGATACGGCATCTCTGGGATTGTTATATCCAAGAGCTTTGGCAACATCAGTGCCAACAAAATACGGTTTCCCGTCAATTTCTGCTGTTCGGATTTCTCCGAACTCTTCTGAATTAAAAAACTGTAATTCGTTCATGTTTCTCCTTTTTAATTTGAATTAACTACTTCTTTCTTATCTGATTTTTTCCCCAGATTATTCTCGGAAAAGCTTTCCGTCTTACCGAGAATATATCCTTTGTCAAATTCTGACATATTAGGAATCGCTTCTTTCAGCTTTTCAACGATTCTTTTTTCTTTTTCTGACATATACGCACCTCTTTTCTTGTGATATACTCTCCTGTAAAGGAGGTGTTCATTTGATAACAAGATATCAATATAAAATATTGAAAAAAGCTTTAAGAAATTGTGGATTTACTCCTAGTAATCAGCGTGAAGTAGATGCTTGCAAATACCTTTTTAACAAAAAATACTTTATGCGCTCAAGATCGCAAGATCACGCATATGAAATCACACAAGCGGGTGAAGTCGCCATGAAAGCATATTTTCAAGATATATCCAGATTTTGGATAACAACTGTTCTGTCCATCATTGCGCTGATTACAGGTCTTTTCTCAATCTCTATACAATCAGAGCCACTATTGCAATTATTAGAGAAACTATTGCAATAGCTCCTAATACATGTGTATCGGTAGATAATGAATCTACATAATGCGAATACATCTGCAAAGTTTCTTTCACTGTAAATTCAACGTCTACCTGTTCACATGGTTCTTTTTCAAAGATACAGTCCATATCTACTGCCCCGCCAAACGGAATAGGCTCATCTGGAGGAACAATCCTTCTTTCTGGCATCTTTAAATCACCTTTTTCACCTGTCAGAACTGCTTTCTTGATTTTGTTTGTCTGGTCTTGTAAATCCCAGATACGATTCCACAGGTCAGAAATTGTTTTGTCGATTTCTTTTTTCTTACGCTTCACTGTTTTCACCTCCTTTGTTTACCTTGTAAACACAGTATAGTCCCTCAGACAACATTTGTCAATACCTTTTTGTTGACTTTGTAAACATTTTATGATATTATATTTTCAGAAAGGAGGAATTAAATTGAAAGACAGGTTTAAAGAGTTGCGAAAAGAATTAAACGTAACTCAGCAAGAATTTGCAGACAAACTAAAGATAAGTAGGAATTTTGTAGCGCAAATTGAAATGGGAAGCAAAGTTCCATCAGATCGGACTATTGATGATGTTTGCAGAGAATTTAACGTAAACGAAGAATGGCTAAGAAATGGAACTGGAGAAATGTTTCAGCCAGAGAACAAAAACGATGAAATTTCTAAGTTGTTCGGAAATGTTCTAAAGTCTAGTGATGATGATTTTAAATACCGTCTCATCAATGCTCTAGCAAAGCTGGATGATTCTGGATGGGATAATTTAGAAAAGCTCCTAGACACGATTTACGAAAAGAAATGAGAAAATAGCCAAGGGCAATGCGCAAACCCTTGGCTTTTCTTTTTAACCGATTAATGTTTTTATGAAAATGTATATTGACCTCAACCAACATCTGTTTTCTATCTTTTGTATCATTTCAATAATTTCTTTCTTATAATCCATAAATAGCCCTCCCTGTCGCAACTACCGCTTACACTACAGTATATGTCCGGCTGTGGGAAATAGAACCGAACATTAGTTCGCTTTTGCTATTATACCACCTATTCCGACTCTTGGCAACTGCCAATGATATACATGAACTTTCGTTATTTCATACACGAACTTTGCAATCTCAAAGGAAATTATGCTTTCACAGAAGAAAAATGCGAGATCACAAACTTTTCTGTGGACTTCCCTCAGATTATGGTTCGGCGCAGACTTCTCCTGATATGCGGCACTGGTGATCTGCACATCATTGTGATTGTTCGGGACAATCTTTAGCGGAATATGTATCGTGCAAAATATCTTAAATATAATTAGGAAGAATGCAAATATCTTAAAACAATTATTTTTCATAACGAATCACTCTTATCCTTTACAAATCATGCTATCTGCGATAAAATAATAATACCACATAAAAGCGTACTTTTGCATGACACTTCAAAATCAGCAAGAAAAATGTAAAAATCATCAAAAATGGCATGATTTAAAGAGTATGTGTAAAGCGTAACAGGAGGAAAAAATGTATGAGTAATGAAAAGACAAAAATCTGCAAGCACTGTAAAATGGAGATCCCGGCAGGAGCAAAGATATGTCCTCATTGTAGAAAGAAACAGGGCGGCAAGCTGAAATGGGTAGTTCTGGCAGTCGTTGTTATCGGAGCTGTGGGTGCGGCTTCTGGCGGAAGTTCTGACACAAAAACCACAACCACTTCTACTGCAAAAACAGAATCCAAAGAAGTAGCAACACCTACACCAGTAAGCTATACCTCTGTATCTGTAAACGATATGATGTCTGCTTTGAACGATAACCCGCTTGGAGCATCAAAGCAATACAAAGACCAGTATTTAGAAATCACTGGAAAGCTTGGAAATATTGACGCTTCTGGAGACTACATTGACCTCATGGCAGATGGTGATTTTGAAATCATTGGCGTACAATGTTACATTAAAAATGATGAGCAAGAGTCAAAAGTTACATCTATGAAAATGGGTGACATGGTGACTTTGAAAGGAAAATGTACAGACGTAGGTGAAGTTCTTGGATATTCATTTGACATTGAAGAAATAGAATAAATAAAACCACCCCGGCATTGGCGTACCGAGGTGGCATTTATACATCTCCGAAGAAATGTAATATTCTGGCAAAACATATTGTATCATCTTCGGAGCAGTCGGGCAAGTCAGAAAGTTTGTTCGGCTGTTATTTTTATACCTAAAATACAGCTACAGAAAGAGGGAATAAAAATGGCGAAGAAAAGAAAGAAATACCCGAAGCTCCCTAACAGTTTCGGAACAATACGGTACCTAGGTGACAATCGTAGGAATCCATTTGCGGTCCATCCTCCGGCAGTACTGGATGAAAAGACCGGAAAGCCCGTCCGCCCGCCTGCAATCTGCTATGTAGACGACTGGATTAAAGGATTTACTGTACTGACCGCATACAAGGCAGGAACATATCAGCCAGGGATGGAACGGGATCTTGAGGTATCCCCTACAACCGACATAGATGCTCTTATAAGCCGCTTGATTGCTGACTACAATACAATCAAGGGTGTCGAGGATAAACACCCGGAAATCAAGAAATTGACGTTCTCAGAGGTATATGAGAAGTTTTACGTATGGAAGTTTCCGGAGGGTTCAAAACTTTCTTATAGTTCAAAGATAGCTTACCAGACCGCTTACTCAAATTGCACAGCTTTGTATAACCGTATCTTTGAGGATTTAAAAGCGCCTGATCTGCAAAAGGTAATTGATGACTGCCCGTTAAAGCGTCAGAGTCTTATGGCAATTCTTACACTGTTCAAGCAGATGTATAAATATGCCGTTTACTCAGAAATTGTAACGGAAAACAAGGCGTTATATGTCCATGTCAATGCTGATAATGACACCGAACATGGAACTCCCTTTTCTGATCAGGAAATGCAAGTGCTGTGGAATAATGCCAACGATCCAGAAGTGCAGCTCATTCTTATTATGTGTTACTCCGGCTGGAGAATCGGTGAAGTGTTAAAACTTACAACCAACTTAGAAGAAGGATACTTTCAAGGCGGCATCAAAACAAAAGCCGGTAAAAACAGAATTGTCCCGATACATCCCGCTATATACCATTTTGTCGAACAGAAAGTGCTGACACAAGATGGAAAATTATGCGTGTATACTCAGCAGCATCACAGAAAAGCGTTGTTCTATCCTACACTCGAACGTCTTGGGATTGTTGGCGATCCGAAACACACTCCGCATGACTGCCGGCATACTTTTTCTATGTTATGTGAAAAATACGGCGTCCGGGAGAACGACCGGAAGCGAATGCTGGGTCACTCTTTTGGTGGAGATGTTACAAACGCGGTATATGGACACAGGACATTGGAAGAACTCCGCACAGAGATTGAGAAAATAAAAGTCCCATTTGTGACTAACTGTGACTAACGGAATCTTATTTTATCAATTTTATTCATCACAATTCAGAACATAAAAACGCGTGAAACCCTTGTAAAATCAACATTCTCAGCGATTTTGCAAGGAATTCACTCATTTCATTTTCATTATTCTAATTGTATTCAATCAGGATATTAATTAGAACTATGCAAATGTCAGAAAGTCCTTTAAATACAGTACTTTAGAGGATATTTAATTAGGAAATGATTTTTTTGTTTGTGACTAACGTGTGTCCAACGAACTAATAGGATTTACAAAACGAAATGATACAATATGTTATAAGAAGCATGATTCCCGGGGCGTTATCCCCGGGAGTTTTTATTTATGAATTTCTGAAATTCTGGTAAATACGCCCTTCGGGACAAACTCAAATACGAACCCATCATCATTCGGGTACGGGATTCTGACGAAGTACCATTTCAGCCCGGAACTGTCTGTTTCGGTGTATTTCATTACCTCTACAACTGCACCTTTTTTCAGCTTTGGAAACAGTTTAGATGGGCTATTTTTGTTTGATTTTGTATAACATTTGCTGTCTTTTTTCATTCGGGCTACATAGGCAACTGTATTTTGCTTTTTCGTAACAGTGTCATTTGCCGCCGCACCATTTTCGGAATATCGCAAAACGCAATCCCACGGGTAATTTCTGTAGCTTCTAATCAGGAACTCTTTTCCTGTCTGGTCTCCCGGCTGTCCACCATGAGCGGTACCTTTTTCGTTTATAGATGCTTCTACTTCTTTTCCATTTCCACAGTACATTGCAACATGGTGCGTCTCATTAAGTAGCACATCTCCTCTTAAAAGTCCAGAACCAGTTGAACGATTAACTTTGCTGGTCACGTCTTTGAACCCGCATGAAAGAAATACAGTTCTCATATCACCAGTATAGGTGGCTCCTTTTGCTTTGACCGGAACTCCGGCGTTCTGCCACGCCTGAATCACGGCAGAAGAACAGTCGAAATCTCCTTTTTCTCCCCAGCGATAATCCTGATCGTACCCATGAGAGCTGTCCTGTGCCCATGATTCCATTTGTTTTGTTGCTTTTTCTGTCTTTCTCATATTGTCTTGCTCCTCCTCTGGGAAATATTTTTTTAACGCGTTATAAACAAATCTCTGTCTGCTCTTATATACCCCGACTTGGTTCCCTGTGTCCGTCTGGCAGGCTGCATAGAGATTATCGAGTGTATATGGTTTCTGGGTCTTTGCCAAAATTCTTGTTACTGCTCCCTGTCCGCCTTGGTGTCTAAAGTTCACGCACATAGCTTGTCCTCTAGCGTCCGTAACGCCACTTTTGAAGGCTTCATCTGCATAGGCGGCTAATTGTTCATCCATAAGACTATCTTGACATTTAACGCCAATTTTGGACGATATAAGCTGAACGATTAAATTGGCGAACTGGCTGTTTCTTGAAATGTTAAAACAAGACCAGTCTGCTTCCTGCACCTGTTCCCATAACCCGATATTATCCAATCTGTCCCATTGTGCCGTATCTGCATCATGAATCCGTTTCAAAAGTGTTTGTGCTTCGGTTGCGTACCACTGTCCTGCCCCGATTGTAATTGCATGTTCTTCAGAAGAATTGGTGTAAGCTTCTGTGAAGTCCGAATAATCCTGCTGTCCGTAAACCTGCCCGCCGGTTTCGACCGCATAAATAATCTTTCTCAGGACGTTCTTTTGTTCAGTTGTCATGTTGCCCACTCCTCTCGCAAAGATTCTTACCTAATTCTGATTATAGCATTTAGCGTTAAGGCATCTCTGTACCAATTTAAAAATCCGACAGGTGATTGCCTGCCGGATAAGGTTAAACAGTGCCCCGTAAAAGGGTATTTTTTTTATTCTATTTTAGACATTTTTTGTTCGACAAAGATTAACTAAAGCCCCCTTTAGTTAATTACATAAACTCCGATTCATCCATTCCTTTCACTTTTTCTTCATACTCATTGATAAGTCTACGCCATTCTTTTCTTTGTACTTTAACAGGCTCATATTCTTCATCACTCATTACTCCATCGGCATGTTTTAATGCCTTGTAATCAGTGTCAGCAAGTAAACTTTTTAGAGCTACTATTTCGGCTTTATAATTCATAGATTTAATCTCCTTTCACTACGCAATTCGGAAGCAGACGGGCAACCCCACAAAGGTGTTGGAAGCACTGTTGCTGTTGGCACTACCGTTGTTGTAGACACTACAGAAGTTGCTGGTGTTGCCAGTGGGAGCAGAGAGCAGCCACCAGTTGTTGCGATCACCTCCATCTCCCAGTTCTTTTACACGTCGCATATTGCAATTGAATATCGGATACTGCACAAATCCACCCTTGTCATATCCGTTTTCCGCCCACACACCACAACCATATACTTCAATTTCTGACGGGATCCAGAGTTTACCCATATCCTTCCAGCTCCAGGAATTATTAATTGATAACATCCCGGATGCTGAATATCGCTGAGGAAGTAATGCACGTTTGGTCACAATTACAGATTTTAAGGCTTCCGGAAGTTTCGACCAGATACCATCTTTTGTATAGTCTACCAGTTTTACCGGCGATGTTTTACTTGTACCGCCTGCCACATGACCTTTTAAGCTGTTTGCATACAAATACAAATCTGAAGCTAACCAAAGATACTCTGATCCGGTTCCGGTTACTATGATATTGTTTGTACCTGTTGCCGGTGCTTCGGTAAAAGTGATTGTGTGAGTGTCAATGTCGTATGTGTAGCTTGTCACCGCAGTACCGCCAATCGTAACAGACGCAATGCCAGCCATTTCGTTTGTCAGTACAAAAGCTATTTTCGTACCATCACCGGACAAGTTTTCAGTTGGGATAATACCATTGTTGTAATTAACCGGGTTCATTACATGCAGTGTCGGCCACAGGTCTTTACTGATAAAGTCAATATGGTTTGGCACTTCACGGTCACCATATCTCCTGTAGGTGTTGATACCAGCAACACGTGACTCAATCCATTTGTTATCTGTGGTCTGCCAGCGGATATAATCATTCACATGAATACCCGCAAAGTTTCCTGCCTTGATTCTGGCTTTGATCCACTGCCAGATGTCTGAGTAATTAGCGATTTCATCTTTGAATTTTTCAGCAAGGTTTGTACCTTCATATAGTCTGTCGTTTTCTAATAGTGAAATCTCTAAATCTTCCTTTAGTGAACTAGTTTCCGTTTTCAGTGAAGCAATATCCACCTTGTTCTGCTCGATCTGTGCGGCCTGCTCTGTGGTGGCTCCGGGTTGCACGGGGTTCTCTTTGAGATATTTATTTACTGCATTTTCTATCTCTTCTGGAGTCAGTCCACTAACGCCTTTTTGACATAAATCGTATAAATATTTCTCTACCCGTGTAATTGGATCTGGGACATTTCCGGCATAACTCCCAGTTAATTTAGCAAGATATTTCTCTTTTCTTGTTATCGGATTATCTGCCATAGTTACTCCTTTCTGAATGAACTTTACATTCTGAGACTGTCTATTTTAATTATATCACGTAGACGATTTATAGCTCTGTACCAATCAACTAATAGTACGGTCAGGGCTTGGATTTTGATGGTTTTTGAGCGAATAAGGGCTTATTTTGATTTTACAGAAAAATGCGCTCTTATTTGCGGTTTTGGGGTTTTTATTTGGCGAAATTAATATTGAAATAAGCAAAAAGAGCCTATTATGGTTCTACTCGAATTCATCATATTTATCCTCCTCCTTATACATAACTATTTGTCTGTCCACCATTTATCCGGATTATTATACATGTCAAGTAGCCATCTTTTCATAGCACCCACGCTGCTGAAAAGTCTGGATGGATAATAATAATATTTACCTTCTGGTTCATCACTGCCCACTATTTTAGGAGGAGTTACATCAAGCACCCCTGCCTGTTTGTCACTATCCTTAAACCAAAACGGTTTCTCTTCAAATGCCCCGCCCCATGAGTAAAACGGTACGTTTTCCGGATTGGTATTATAAAGGCTGTATTTTTTTAAGATGTCATCCCAATTTGCAGAATCAGAATACGCGAATTCCGTATCGCCAGTATCCGTTGTAAGTCTCCATGTTGGAACCATTGATGTATCACCATTGTAATATCTCCCTTCCAGCTTGGAATTGTCCACAGCCGCCGCTGTAACCATATATATTCCGTTTACCACCCGCACACAAAATCCATATGCTAAATTAGCATATTGAACTCCATATTTAGATTGTACTGAGAAGCAAACTTCTGCTCTCTTGTACGGTGCAGGGTTTTTAAATCGGGCGTACAGGTCGTATTCTCCCCACCACTGATCTTCTTCAACTACCTCTTCTTTCTTTCTCCACAAAAGTGTGTCGCCGCCCCATATTTCCTGTATCTCTTTTCCACCGGAATAGAAACCATCTATTTCTTTTCCGCCGGAAAAAGCTTTATACTCTATTGCCATTTAGTTCTCCTTATATGTCATGAAAATAGTATCGCCCCTAGTACGAGCTGCTGCGGGAAGGTTATCGTAATCGTCTTTTTTGATGCGCTTCATACAACGTAATGCCGTCTTTTTTATAGTGCCTCTAGAAGTAGAAACAGCAGCCGGGGTAAAATCGCTCGTACCGTCTGAGAATCCATAGCTCACTACTGGCATTTCTGATCGGGTGCGGTTTACGGTTGCGGATATCTCAGGAGTGTATTTTCCTAACTGCTGACTATTACTATTAAACGGTGCATTGTTGGCAGAATAGGTGTCAATCATGTCTGTAGCGCCGATTTTGAGCGTCCTGCTCATGATGTATGAATGGACGTACCATTGCAGTTCTGTAGGCTCCTGATCGTCGTGCTGAATCTGCTTTTTATAGTAAAGTTCGACTGCCTGTCCAACCATGTTCAGTGGGTTTCCCTGAACCTCGGCGGTATATCCCTGCGCACGATAATATTTCCGCAAATCTTGATTTACGAACACGCCATAGCAAATTTTCATAATCGGCTCAGCTCTTGAAATACCGCCGTATTCGTTGGCATCCCAAACGTAATTCAGCCAATCTTCATTCCCGACAAAGAAACTATTTCTGTTGTAATAAACATTGTTATCATATGCTTCCTGCGCTGTGTAGTCACCTTGTATAAATCCAAAGGCTCTATTCGGGTCGGGGTCACAAAATATAACATTCGGGAACCAAATTCTACCCTCTTTTGCGGTAAAACTTTTGAATGTATCAAGATGCACTTCCTCATTGTTGTAGTATTTATAAATGTTCTGATTACCGGTGGTCTGCCCGTATTTATAGCTGTTCTGGCGAAGCTTCAAATACTCAAATTTACCATCCCTATTCATCCATCCAAAGCGGTCATTTTGCAAGCATAAATCTTTCAGAATATTCACTACGTTCATCTCATTTGAGTTATTCGTATCGGGCACATAAGTGTCGTCCCAATGCAGTTTTGTACTAACTTGTTCGAGTCCCAAAAACTCAAATAATTTATCTCTAAATTGCTTTTGAGTCAGCTTTTTCTTCTTATCAGTCGTCTGGTTTTTATACCATCGAGCAATGTCAGTATTTCGTAATTTATACAGATAATCATACGCGATAAAATTACGTGTCAGGGAGTTTGCTTTTCGCTCTGCACTGTCGATTTCACCTGTGAAAATTTTAATTTTTGTTCCTTTTCTCTCGATGTAAACTTCGATTTTGCCAGAGGGATAAAACTCTTCCGAGGTACCGTTAAACTGGTCGTGGTGAGCCTGAAACGTTATCTGATTGCAGACACAACCGCCAAAAATGAAATACTGTTCAGAGCAAATAGACTCCTGCAAAGTAAGCGTATTCTGGTCGATATTTTCATTTGTAAGGTCAGCAAATTCTCCATTAATCCAGTGTACTGTAACATTGATTGGTTCAGTTTTTTCTTCTTCAACTTCGCCAGAGCCGCCGCCAGAACCGCCACTTGAACTATCATCAAATGGGTTTTTCCCGTCGTTTGTGACTTTGATTTGAAAACTGTCAGAACCAACAAATTTGGAAGCTCCGTTGTCTGTGACATTATAAGAAACTGTGATGGTCTTAGAACCTGCGGTGAAACTATCGAAGCCTGAAATATCATAATCTGTAATTTCTTTCTCGGTTCCGTCCTGCCTTACTTCCACAACAGTTAACCCTGATGGGTCGAACGTTTCTCCGATTTTATAATAAATCTTGTTTGGATAATGTGAAATTCGGATTCCTTTTAGTTCATACACAGTCACTTTGAATGTGGATGTATGATTTTTATACGTTACGGAAATTTCTTTCTCGCCAGCAGAAGAACTATCAAGTTTTGATACACTATAATCTGTCAGCTTCCTTGATGTTCCGTCTGTGTATTTGGATATCACTTCGAGACCGGACGCATCGAGACTGTCGTTTGTGTAATATTCTGTCTTTATCGGCGTTTTAGAGACTTCTATCCCAGATACACCAATTACCATGATTGTAAATGTAGTCGTAAACTTATTATAAGTTACTGTTATTGTCTTCTCTCCACCAGATGACATATCTGGACTTGAAAGAGAATAGCCCGCAATTTCTTCTTTAATCCCATCCGTATATACCTGAGACACAATTATTCCACTGGCTAAAAATTCGTCATCTTCGTAATATCGCGTTTTTGTTGGTAGACTTGTTATTTCAATTCCAGTTACATCTACAACCATAATGTCGAATGTGGTCGTGAAACTCTCAAATGTCACCGTTATACTTTTGCTACCGTACGATGTCATATCTGGGGATGACAAGGCATATTTTTTGATTGCTCCTGAGCTACCATCATCATAGACAACATTAACGATAAGCCCAGAAGACTTAAACGTTTCATTAACCATATACCTAGTTTTATCGGGCAACTGTGCTACTTTGATTCCGACAAGTGTTGCAAGACTATATGGCCTATAAGAAATATTCCAATCAAGTCCAGATTCGTCCTGGTGTATGAATGACACCTGTACTGGGCTTTCCGGCGTAGCTCCATTCAAGGACAAATTTGTAGTCTTGCCATTGCTAGTCAAGCTGGATATTCCGGCATAGATGCTTGTATCTATAGGAGACTGAATTACGTTCAGGTACATATCACCATTGTCAAATAAGAATAATTCATATTTTATCTGACTTTCGTGCGCTTCAGAGGCTGCAAAATATGTATATCCTTCTACTCGGATTTTAAGAAGTTTTATACCTCCGTCTAATTCAGTTTCCATCCTGTAAATATTATGCGTAGCTCCATCGCGGTTACAAATTTTCAATTGCTCTGAAGATACCCCAAATCCAATCCAGTTGTTTCCATTAACATAGAGTTTATCTGTGATTACATTGTTGAATCTAAACCAGCTAACGCCATCCAGTATGTCTGTTCCTTCATCCCGTCCGGAATTCTCTATTAGTTGCATCCCGGTTAAAGTATTAACGACCTCAGAAAGTTTATACGTTGTTACATCAACGTTGAACGTATCACTTTTATCTCCTATAAATACCGTTACAGTTTTTGTCCCGGTCGAACTGAAATCATAGCTTAATTCATATAAATCTGTTTCCTGTACAGTTCCATCTTCAAGGGTCATCTGTACAGTTAAATCTGCTTTGGAGATCGTTTCTCCGACATGATAAGTTTTTGATGGATAGTTGACTATTTCAATCTTTAAAATATTATTGATTGCTTCAAATTGGATATTGTTGCTATTTGCATAAGTCTCTGCTGTTGAACCAACATATCCGCGAATTGTCTTTACATAAATCGAGTATTCGCCAATCAGAACAGTTCTGCTCAGAATGGTTAATACTGCGTTTTTATTGTCGATTATGGTTCCTGTTATTTCTTTCAATGACGATGGCAATGTTAATTCTGTCAATCCGCTACAGTTATAGAAACATCCACCTTGCAATGTTTCCAGTCCCTCTGGAAGTAATAATGTTGTAATTAGTGAGCAACCGGAAAAGCAGCTTTGCCCTATTGTCTTTAATGTAGATGGAAGTGACACTTCTGTAACATTTGACATGCCATAAAAGCAAGCTCCAATTAATCCAGTAATACCTTCTTGGACTACGATTTTTTTGACTTGACTAGAGTGATCTCCTTTTCCGTCAAAAATTCCACCGCCAAAATAACTTGGGGTGTCTATATCTTTTGTATCGCCCGTTCCCGAAACCGTTAATAGACCAGTAATCAGGTTAAGCGAAGCTATGGCATCTGTTTCTACATTTGCCCCAATATTTGCAGTAACCGTATCGGATACGTGTACTGTGTATGTGGTGCTTAATCCTCTTACAGTCGCTGTGATAACCTGTTCTCCGGCAATCGTGTTATCAAATCCAGAATATATTAATTCATAAACACTCTCTTCTTCTCCATCATCGTATGTAATAATGCCGTTAGCACTTTCAAAATCATCACCTATATAGTATTCGGTCTTGGCACCATCAATGGTTAACGTAGCGGTAGCTGCGACATATATACTTTTTGTTGTGGCTGCTCCTTTATATGAAATCGTCAGTTCCTTTGTGCCGGGAGTAGCGCTGTCAAATCCAGAAACATCAAATCCAGAAGTCAATGTTTCATTCTTTCCACTATCCCATACTGCCGTTACGGAATATATCTCTAGTGTTTCATTTAGAAGATAATGATCGCGAAGATTGAACTTTGTAAGTTCTAAGACTGTATCCTCTTTTACAGTGATTTCAACAGGCACGCTATAAGTTTTATATGATAATTTTACAGTTTTTGTTCCAACTGTAGATACATCAACATCGGGAAATGTAAAATTACTTACTGCATTCGTGTTTCCTGATGAGTCATAGGATTCTACCGACAATTCCGACCAATCTAATGCGTTTGGGACGTATACTGCTGCAGGGTTTGTCTTAATTCTTACCCCTGCTTCTTTTATCGGTGTGTATTTCGAGCGGATTACTTTTGGCTTTATTCCAGCATTGCTAATAAGTCTACTGATAGGATATTTTTTAAAATCGCTATGGTATTCTGCTAACACAATATCTGTGGTCTTTCCATTTGTGACTTCACAATCTCCAAATAGCGTATTGTATTCATTCTTCGCACTTTTAATTATATATACAAATATATTCCCGTCATCAAATAGAAAAACTTCGTATTCATATGCGTATTTGTCATAATAATGATTATATATTCCTTTTAACTTCAATTTCAGGAATTTAGCTCCTGTGTCAAGAACTCCTTCTTGCCTATATACGTCATTTATGTTGTTCGCCGCTTTAGCCCAGAACATCTTTAAGTGTTCCACATCTGCCCCGAATCCAATATATCCTTTACCGTTTATATAAAGTTTATTCACAGCATTTCCGGCGTAATGATACCAAGACGCTCCTTCTATTTCCAAAGTCTTTTCCTGCACAACATATTCATTGACTTTAGTCATCCCATCCGCTTTATTTAGTAATGATTCAAACGTGTATGTTGCCATATCTGTCCTCCCATATATAAAATAAAGAGCACATGAGCTGTGACACCCATGTGCCCTGGTTGTTAGTATTCGATTAGTGCGATTCTGATGCTTGAATAAAAGACCATCCCTCTTTTTTTGTCAATTTCATTGATTGTAAAGTCAATATCTGGAACATATACTTTTGCATTCGTATATGTATTTGTTTCGTCATTCCAGTAGGTGATATTTGCTTTACGCTCTTGCTTATTGATAATTGAGGAATTCATTACATTTTGAATTTTTATTTTTTCTTCTAGGGTTAAATCGTCAACTGTTTCAAATTCTATCTTTGTGCGATAATGCGGGAGTGTGTCCCTGTGCAAATATCCTTTCATATCTGTCCACGAATCATTTTCAAGTCTTTGATTCGGTGTGCTTTTCCATGTTGCTCTTTTGATAAATTCATGTGGAAATTCTTGAGTCCCGAATTTTAATAGCCATCCTTGAAAATTCCCTGAACTAAATTCGCTCATGTACTCACCTACCCTTCAAAGATTCCGAAGCCTGTCCGGTTCCTGTATTGTCCGTTCTGATCTCTCAACCAGCGGATGAATTCGTTTCCGTCAATATTCAATACGATATACTGAGGCGAACCACTACCGCCATTTCCAGATTCTTTCAAAGCTTCCATCATTGCCTGTTTCATCGTCGACAGTGGAGATACAACCTCTGCCTCACGCTTGTTATCACCGAGGATTGCTGCAAACTCTCCGGCGTTTCGTGGCACAACTGTACCTTTTGCCAAGTATGGAATCTGCGGCGCTGTCATGGTCGGAATTGTAAATCCCCAGGTACTTCCTCCAATCTTCGGCACCCAATCAGGAACTTTAATCTTTATCCTATTCAATACGCCAATAGCTGTGTTTACCCCTGAGATAATTCCACGAATCATTCCATTAATTAAGCCGATCACGCCATTAATTGGGACTTTTGCAATATTTACTAACGAGTCAAATATATTTTTGAATACTTCTTTGACTTTTAACCATCCTGCATTCCATCCATTTATGAAAATCGTTATGAGATATTGCAAGATATTCCCAATAGTAGATATAATCTTAGATGCTGTTTCTTTTATTGAGGTAAGCAAGATTGAACCAGCATTTTTTACTTTTTCTATTAAAGAACTGGCTGTATTTGTGGCTTTTTCTATGAATGCTCTGCTTTTTTCACCAAAGTAATCAACTATACCTCCGAAAAAGTCCTTTATAGAATCCCAATTTTTCACAAGCAAAACACCCGCTGCTATTACCGCACCGATTGCAGCAATAATCAGTCCGCCCGGTCCGATCGCTGTTGCTATTGCAGATATTCCGCCAAGTATGCCACCGGAACCCGTCATGAGGGCAATTAAGCCTTTCAACGCAAGTCCAATATTGCCGATATTACTGATAAGTGTAGTAACCAATGGGATAATCTTCGCTGTTGCAAACATTCCTATAAGTGCCGCTCCGAACGCTTCGACCAGCGTCTGATGTTCTCCGAGGAAGTTTAAAAACCCTGATACAATATTAATAAGTGTAGGAACGCCTGTTTCAATCAACCACTTCAATGATGGTAAAATAATGTTGGTATATATCCATTCAAGAACATTTCCAAGTGCTTCGATAATTGGTGCAAAGGATTTTGTGAGGTTCTTAATAGAATCCAGTAACGGATAAAAATCAAGTTTTCCGGCCCAGTCCGCTGTTGCTTTTGTTATATTTTCAATAAAATCAAGAACTTTCTGAAAAGCATTCGCTAAATTTTGAATAATTTTTGTTCCAACATTATTTTTATTCCATGCTTTAGATAACTGACTTGCAATATTTCCGATTATCTTGAAAATGTTCTGAAAAATCCGAAGCATGGTAGATAACATTTCCGTACCTGTTCCATTTGTCCAGACTTCCATAATACTTTTTCCGACACTCTTTGCAAGTTCAGCAAGACTAGAAAACATATACCTTGCAGCATCAATAGTATTCTTACCCTCTCTGCTCCAAGCTTCCTGAAAAGGCTTCCAGATTTGCTTAAGTATATCGGATAATTTCTTTGCGGATTTGCTGAGTTTGTCAATCTGGCTTTCTCCTTTTGCCAATCCTCCGTAATCTACCTGTCCAACATTTCCGAGGCTAATATTGTCTGCCTTTACGGTAGGCGTTTTTGTCACACCAGATATCGCATCCGCCGCTTCTTTTCCAATAACCTTTAATTCGTCAAACGGAGCAATATTCTTTTTTAGAGCCTTGGTCTGCTTATTTAACGCGCTTGTACTGTCCTTCGTGGAATCTGTTACATTCTGCGTAGCATCAGCCAGACTATCAGCTCCATCCGCAGCACTGGCATAAGCATCTTCTGTGGCTGACAGGTCTGTTCCAGCAAGTCCCGCTCCACTGGCTCCCGTCTGCCCGGATGATTTGTTCCCGGTTATCAGTTCCGTAAAGGACTTAAAGGCATTTGCAACCGTGGCAAGTTTTGCCAATAAGATATTTATCACTTTTATGACCGGAGTGAAGATGTTAATCAGTCCTTGTCCGACTGTAGCTTTCAGGGACTGGATCTGCAGCTGCATCACCCTAACCTGGTTCGCCCAGCTGTCAGAAGTACGGATAAAGTCACCAGATGCGGCAGATAACTGTTTCTGTACAAAAGCCAGACGAAGAGCCACTTTCTCCTGCTCGGTCATGGCGGATGTGGTTTTACCATAACCGTTCGCCAGTGCGTACTGGTCTAGTGCCGACTGGGTCATTACCACGCCGAGATCTTTGAGCGTTTCCGTTTCGCCAGTAAACACTGATTTCAGCTTGATATAAGCCAAGTCCTGACTGATGTTATAAAATGATGCTACATCACCAGTTAGCTGCGTCAAGGCCGTTGACATATCGTAAGCCTGTGCTTCAGAGAAACCGAACGACTTAGACATTGCTCCGAACGTACCGACATACCGTTTAGTCATAGTTTCTGACAAACCGGCAGTTGTCATTGCGTTCTTCGCAAATTCATTAACCTTATCAGACATGGTAGTAAATGTAACATCGACCACGTTCTGCACTTCTGCGAGGTCAGAGCCGAGTTCTACACACTCTTTTCCAAACTGTACCAATTTACCAACAGCAAACGCTCCGCCAATCAGTAGACCGATTTTTTTTACAGCGCTTCCAAGGCCGTTAAATGACTTTTTTATTTCAGACACGCCGTTCTGTACGCCAGACGTGTCCATTCTGGTATCAATAATGACTGAGCCATCAGCAGCCATGTGTCCACCTCCTAACTATTTGAGGTTAAGCATCTCGTTAAGCTTATCTTTATAAGCCTGTTCCTCTTCAGAGAGACGCGTTTTTATATCAATAAGATTCTTGTTATCATGGTAGAATTTCTTTTCCCATTTATCTAATCTTTCGCCAAAAGCTTTTTTTGATCGAATCCCGATAACTGTATTAAGCAAGCATTCTCCTGTTTCCATAAAATATGAAAAAAATGTCCACCAATGCATATAAGGTACCGCTCTAACTTCGCTATGAATTACCTTGTTTACCGCCGGAATAATCATTTCCCCGTCTTGTTCCCAGTCAATTAAACGGGGCTTAGGCTTGTTCGGATTCTCGTCTTTTTGCCCGCAGTCGATAAATTCACAAGCTTTTTTACAAGCTTCTTCCAAATGTTCTGGTGGAATATCCTGCCAATTCTCATAGAGAATTTTCAACATCACTTCCACTTTTCCATATTCGTTTAGGTTCGGGTCGTTCTGTGCAATCAGAATATCAATAATCGCACGAAAATCTGTTCTGATAGAAAAATCCACCCCACTGATATTTAGTGAGGTGGGTAACTCGTAAGCGGTCATTTTGTGTATTTCTCCGTATACTTATCAACAGTAGCCTGCATTTTCTTCTTTCTTTTTTCAATTTCCGGTGCAATTGCTTCTGAAATTTTATCAAGCACGATATATGCAAAAACCTGACCGTTCGGGAATACAGTTGTTGCAGTAATTGGTTCCTTGAATAAATCCATTGAAGCTTCATACCCTAACAGATAGTTCATTTTATCTTCAATCTGATTGTTCAGATCCGCCATTTCTTTACTTGATGTGACCTTCTGAATGCTGTCCTGTATCTGTTCAAAAAATGGTTCGATTTCCTCTGCTCTTGCTGCAACATTAATGTCGGTCGGGTTCAGCTTAAAGGAAGAAAAGATTTCTCCCTGATTATTTGTGAATGTAAAAAGAAGAAATCCGTCATCAATGTTTGTGTCAATTGTCTTTGCCATTTTCTACGCCCTCCTAAAAAATTATTCGCTGTCAGCTGTGAATGAGCCGGAAGTAATGTCAAATTTACCTTTGACGCGCTCTCCAACGTAATTAACTGTGAACGGAATCTGATAGCCGGATGTATCACCGCCATAGGATGTCGGCACAACATGGCAATCCTGCTTGTATGCTTCGTATTTACCGGCCGTTGCTTCTTTCCAGAGGTGTACTTCAACTGCACTTGTTTTCAAATTATCGTCTTTAAGACGTTCGTCAACGATCTGCTGAAGCTTTTCGAACAGATCTGATGTAGTATCTGCATAGAACGGATCAGCGTCAGAAGAAGCTTCGTAGCCATTGTGCTTAAATGTGGATTCTCCGAGAATGTTTTTAGATGTTTCAGTATCTGGATTGAGGTCGATATTGTACTCTTCCAGATCTTTTCCGAGACGCTCATATTTCGGCGTCAGTCCTCCACAAAGAGAACCTGAATCAACGTAATGAGCCATATATTTACGGTCAATTTTTCCTGTAACTGGCATAGAAATGTCCTTTCTGCCTATAACTTTTAAAGGCTGTGCAGGTTAGCGGCTATCTCTAATTGATAGCCGGTTGTTACTTGTTATATTACTTCATAAGTATTTTCGTAGCGCACCGATAATGGTAATAACCAGTCCTGTACACCACTCTCCTGTGGCTCTAAGCCATAGGAATTATCACGGGTTATACGTTTTATCACTCGCCCCTGTGAAAGCTCAGGGAACGCATTTAAACGCGTCTCAGAGCCATTTATGATAACTGGTTCTCGGCATATCCATTTACCGAGACTGTCCAGAAACTTCTGAACAGATAACTTCTGCCGTTCCTTATCGGATGCTGTGCGGTAAACCACATAGAATGGGTACTGGCATACCTGATGCATTGTTCCACAAACATCTTCTTTTTCTGAATAGACCAACGCCCCGTTGTCTGCTGAGAACGCAATTCCGGAATCTTTGTTCAGTTCTTCAAACTTGATGCTTTCGCCCTGATATAATCCGGGGTACTGATTCAGAAGTGCTTTCATAGCATCTGTCAGAATCTCATACCCGGTTGCATCTTTGCCAATTGGCTTATCTGCCATGTCTGCCACCTCCTGCCTGTGCTTTTACTTTACGAATCCATGTACTGCCGTATTGTCGCTTAGCGGCATCGAACCACTTTGCCTGTGCCTGCGGATGTGCCTGTCTGGTGTATTCAAGATTCTCTTTTGCCGCTGTCTGACCAGAGAACTGACTAACAAGTACTTTTTTTGCTCCATGTCTTGCATAAGGGCTTCCGGTTAATTCATCAACCATAGTTTTGCCCTCATACAGAAAGCGTCCGTATGGAGCCGCCGCCGCACATACTTTTCCACTGCCTTGTAAAGATGTACTTTCTGCTCTTGTACGGTTAATAAAATTTCCTGAGATCATTGGCATGAATGGAATCATACTGTCCATAACCATTCCATCCAGCAAATACTGTGCTTCCTGGTACTGCCTTGAAAAACGACTCATATTCAGCTTGATTTTCATATCTCCATCGACTACAGAGAATCCTTTAAAATGATGAATTTTGCTCATATTACTTACCCAAAATTTCAAAATGCGGAATCAGTGTATACGGACCGCCTACACTGGTAATCTTGAACACGTTATCCTTATTCTCATTCATGTACTGATAGAATCCATTTCGGTAATCACTTTCAGTGACTGTTCCACCAGTCCACTCACCCTCCCAGAAGAACGATTCATCTGAGAATGTGATAGTGTCTTCCAGAGCGTTGTTAATCTGCTGTTTCCACTCTTTAGGCGGTACCCATGGGAGAATCTTACCATTCTTGTCAGCAATGGTTTTATCACCATTCTGAACAGTATAATGGATGTGTAGCTGTGCGTTGTCTGTTACGTCTGGCCCGTACTTCTTAAGGATTGCCCCCCTGTCCGTAATGAGGTCGACACCGGATAAAACATGAGGATACCAGTACGCATCTCCTGTTGTCGGACTCTCATAATAATTGAAAATCGTCAAAGTTTTTTCGTACATGATACCCTCTCCTTAATTATTCTTTCTGCACTGTCTGCTTAATAACCTGATTTACACCAGTGGCCGACAATCCATTAAACATACCGACTGCAACCGCCGTGATATAATCCGTTGCCGGGAAATCCGGGATAATTCCCATTCCGACTGCTCCGAGAATCCCGCCAGTAACCGCCATGATCACCGGAATCCATTCATCAGAGATTCTTTTTGATGCCTTACAGCCCATTCCTACGATGTAGCAAATCATAACGATTGCTATACATGAGCCTAATGTTGTAATGTCCATTATTATCACCTCACATCAATTTAAGTTCATTGAATACTTTAAAAATTTTTGGTGACTGAATAGCAAACCAGTCAACCATTTCTTCGTTTGTAGCCCAGCTGTCAGCACTATTTGAATTAGAATCAAGTCCAGATTCCATCAGAAATGCGTGGATGATTTCGTGCCTAATAACCTGCTTCTGATAACTTTTAAGGTCTGCTTTTACTCCAATCTGTCCCTGCGATGTCTCCATGTCATCAACCACAATTTCCCGTGTTGATAAATCAGTATAGCCATCTGCATTTGTCAGACTCGGATATTGTTTCTTGTTCCCGAACTTCACGCTCCATTCAGAGCCTAAGATATCAACCTTGAAATCCTGCATATAAAATCGGTATCCCTTCATCCGTCCTTACTCCCATCAGAAGCGGTAAAGCTGTCTTTAAGAGTAAGTCATTCGTTTTCTGTACATCTCCGGCAGCGGCATACACTGCACTCCATTCCTTTGCACCTGATGCTTTTTGCTGTGGCGTGGCGTAAGAGATGGATTCACTGCCGGATGACACAGAAGTTACAACGCCTGTCGTGCTACCACCGAGCCCGATTGCAGTTGACGTACCGCTCACAGCGGCATTGGTAGCATTCTTTTCAGCAAGCTCAATCTGATACATTAATTCAGCTAGTGAGCAGACTGCCTTTTTGATGCGTTTCTGTGAGCGTTCATTTTCCGGCAGCCCGTCCACCAACCTGTCAAACGTCATTGTGTCCACAAAATCACTGGCTCTTTCCGCCAGGCGTGAAAAGTCGGTTTCCGGCACGACCGAACCGAAGTATGAAGTTGTATAAAAATCATAATCTGCATAAGCCATGCCAGTTACCTCCTACATTTATGATTTCGCTGTTACGCTTGCACTTCCGGCGTTCAGTGCCTTGTATGTTCCATCGCACTCAACCACTGTAATCTTCTGTCCGGTTGCCGCTGTGATATCGGCTTTTCCATCCCAAGTGCTCCAGTTTCTGAGGTTCTGTCCATATCCAACAGTTACTGCGTCTGTTGCAACTTTGTATTTATATACGTTGTTGGTATTTTCCTTAGCCGGTTTTACAGTGATTTTTGTATCACCACTTGCTGTTCCAGCCACGGAATTTACTGTCAGAGTGCCAAGCGTTGGTGTTTCGTCAATGGTGATTACTGCGATTGCGTCAATGTATTCTGCAAAAAGAGTAAGACCCATGACCGCAAACGCCTCGGACACCGCTGTGTGGTAGTTGCCCTGAGTGTGGAATCCGATCAGGTTTGTCTCGCCAGATACAGTGTATACAAGCCCCGCTCTCGCAAAGTCAGATTCGTTAGGGTCTACATAATACAGAACAATGTTCTCAACAGGTGTTGCAATAACCTGTCCTCTTGGAATCTCACTGTCAGATAACAGGAAGATTGTGTTGAATCCCATGAAATCTTTCATATACTGGAAACCGAACTGATTCTGAATAGTAATCTCAGCCGCGCCGAGATATTCATATACATCCAGAATATTCACAAATCCAACAACGCCAGTCACATTTCTGTGCATCTGTTTAAATTTGTTCTCTACGCGACCCTTAGCCATTGCCAGAGCCATCTGGAATGTTGTTTCTGTGGAAGTAAGCGTACCGGTTTTCAGATAATCATAGAATCTGCCGGTAACGTCAGTCTGAAGTTGGAAAAGGAATTCATCATCAGTCATCTGAACAGCGTTCTCATAACCGTGATCCTTGATTGCTTCGATAGATACAGCCTTTGCGTACTTTTCAATAGTCATTTCCGCATAGGTCTTTTCTTTTACAGTAAACTTGCTGTAAGGGATTTCCTCACCCTCACCAACATTTCCGCTCTGCAAAGTACCCTCTGCGTATTTTGACTTGAGTACAGCACCCGGCTGTTTTTTGATAGGTCTCATGATGCCCAGAATATCACGTAAGTGCTGCCAGTTTCTTTCGAATCTGGTTACAAAGTCAATCTCACGTGCCTTTACCTGAATATCATTAGTCATAATAAGATTAGCTTTTGCTGCCATATAAAAAATCCTTTCTACCCATAACTATTAAGGTATTGGGTTAGCGGCTATACTCTGTCGTATAGTCGGTGTAAAAAATCACTGGAATAACTGGATATTCTGAGCAATTGCAGCCTGTCTTTCAGACGGGTCTTTGATCGCTTCGATATCTTTTTTGGTCATGCTTCCCGGTGTCTGCTGCTGCCCAACGTGAGTGGTGAATCTTGCCTGATTCTGCTGAGCCTGTTGCTGAGATTCATCTACAAATGTATCAGGTTCATCCTGTTTCATCTGTTCAAGTAAATCATTAAGTCCAAGAATCTTTCCGTCCTTAAGCTTAAGACCAGCTGATTTGATATCAGCAGTAACAGATCTTTTAGCTGCTGGAGATGAAAAATTAACATTTTCCAATGCAGTTTTAAGAGCATCGTCAAAATCTCTTTCGTAGATTTTCGCATTGAATTCTTTCTCTGCGTCCTCCGCTTTTTTCTTCCATCCAGCAAGCTCTGTCTGAATGTTCGCCGGGTCGATGCCGTCAAAACCTTTTAGGGTCTCTTCTGCTGTCTCAGCACGTTCTTTCCAGTCATCACGTTCACCCTCGACTTTCGACAGAGTTTTCGCAACTTCTTTTGCGTTCTTATAATGCTCAGAGAGTGCTTTCTTCACATCTGCCTGTTTATCTTCCGGGATTTCAATTCCATACGATTTTAATGTGTCAATAAGTTTCTGCATATATATCCTCCTGGTCGTGTTTATTGACCTGCCGCCGCAGGTAAATGGATTAAGCCAGTTAGACCACTGGCAGGGTAATGGAATGAGAGGACTTGAACCTCTGACGTCAAGAATTCAGCATCTCCGCTCTTCCTACTGAGCTACATTCCACACAACCCGGATTCCCGGGTTAGCAAGGTATTTAACGTGTTATGCCTACCACGAGTTGTTTCGGATATTTATTCTTTTTTTTAAAGAAAAGCATGAATAACAAAAAACCTTAATCAAGGAGGTATGCCATCTTGCGTGCCAGACGGCAAATACACACGACAGGATTCGAACCTGTTTAACTTTCCATCAAAGCGTGTGTACCAGCTACTTTAAGAAAGGAGGATAAAACGAAAATGTTAAAACAACCGTTGTGCTTCCTGCTGCACAATTACATTATAACAGATTTCTTTTAGCTACCTCTCTACCACTTTTTGCGTTTTTAAAGCATATCCCGAAGTTTTTCTACATATCTCTTGACAAGATCGCGTTCCTCCCGGCACTCTGCATCCTTGGACATATCGCTCATTTCTGTTGTGAGTTCGTCCAGATGTTCTTCCAGAGCGGCAAGCATCTTCCTCTTGCAGTCTTCAGACTTGCCGGAACGATAGCTTTGCTTCTGCGTCATATAGTCATCGTAAGCGTCTCGCCCATCAGAGCGACTGTAATGCCCTCTGACATAATGTTCACCACGTCTGGCATAAGAATTGCCCCTGTCGTAATCCGGCATCATTCTGCCATCATTTGCGCTGTATCTCCCCATACTGTCGCGTTTTCTTCCGCGCTCGCTGTAATCGTCATTGTAGCCACCACGCATCTCATCAAGGACAGTGTTGTAGTACTCTACTTTCTTATCCCAGTACTGAGTATTCTTGATATCTTTGTACATATCAATCAGTTTATATGTCATTTCCAGATTTCCGGTGGTCAGTCCATTGTCAGCGATTTTGGAAAGTTCATCTTCAATTCTTGCGCATAAGTCTTTAATATCTCTCATAATCACACCTCCTACGCTTCTCTGGTCACAACAATGTTTGCATTTGCAACAGAAACAGCCTGATCGCTTGTATTCTCTACTGCGATGTTAACGCAACATCCACGAGGTACATCAATATAAATGCCAGAGGACACATTATTATACTGGTCTACTGCTGCCGGTGTGGAAATCATCTGTGAAGATAATACAGGTTCGCCAGAGATTGCAATAGCCAGAGAAATAGCTCCGACAGTACCGCCTGTTGGAATTGCGATATTGCCAGAAAAATCCACGAAAAATCTTGCTTTACACTGATTAGTAAGTCCTCTCAGCGTAATGATTCCACTTCCCTCTCTGTGCTGAATGCAGTTAGAGCCTTTAACTGCTGTGTTTGAAAATACTACATTCCCTTTTGCTGCTACGGTCTGAGCAGCTACATTTGTAAATTCTGCCATAAAAATACTCCTTTCATATCACAAAAGGGCAGGTTTTTGGCCTGCCCCTCTGTGTAATACGGCATAAGCCGACATAATCATAAAGATTAAGATACTATTATTTACTTTTTAAATATTCCGGTATGCTCATTCTTGGAAGCTGATGTTTCCCTACGGACTCTTTTCCGAAAAGGCATTCTTCCGGTGTCCATCCCGCTCGATACCTATAACTAAGAACTTCTTTTCCAACACCAAGTTCTTTTGACCACTGCGACAATGTTTGCTTTTTTCCACCATATTCAATAAATGAATTATTACGCTTATTGTTCGCCTGTTCTTCCATCGGTATCCATTTACAATTTGATGGTTCATAATTCCCATTTACGTCTATTCTTTCAAGTGTAAGTCCCTCGGAATATCCGTTTAAATACGCCCATTCTCTAAAGCTCCAAAAATCAAGCCATTCATCACACATTTTTATTCCTCTTCCGCCATAATTTTTATAGCTGGGAGTATTTTTATTGTAACATCTTGATTTTATGGAACTCCACTTTTTATAAAACTTCCCTGTAGACTCTCCATGACAAGACCTTGTTTTTTTTGCATAATAGCTTCTAAGACATCCACAAGAAGTACTTGTACCTCTTTCAAGATTATATTGATAGCATTCAATATATTTTCCACATTCGCAGCGGCAAAGCCATAATGTGTTTCTATTTTTTTTGCCTACTATTTTTACAACCTTTAAATTTCCAAATACCATACCTGTTAAGTCTTTGGCTTTGTGCCTACAGCCGCAACTCGTTATATGTCCGTTTCTTAAACCTTTTCCGCTTTTTACTACGATTTTCCCACAATCACACTTACATTTCCAAGAATGATAACCTTTTTCACTCTTTCCTGCGTATTCCAACACTGTAAGCATGCCAAATTTTTCACCAGATAAATCTTTTATTGCCATGTACCTAACCTCCTTCTTTTTTTATATTATATCAGAAATTAGGTACATAAACAATTCTAATTTTTCTGTCAAAAAAAATTAACAATTACAATTTCCATTGCATCCGCATCCAGAATATGGATATGGAGCCGGGACTACGTAGGATGGCACAGGCATAGGATTTATCCTACGAATCAGTTCTGCTGTCTGCGCTTCCTGGTTTGCCGCAATGTAAGCATTCTGTGCGGACTGAGAAGCCGCCAGTTTAAGTGCCTGATTCTCTGCTCTAAGGTCTGCTGTCTCTTTCTGGCAAAGATAATCAAGAATGGCACGGGTGTTGCTGTTCTGATTGTCCAGAATATCTCTGGTGTTGTTGTTCATTGAGTTCTGGATTGCACAAGCGTTAGTGGCCATATCGTATCTGATCTGTGCCTGTCCCGCTCTGTTGTCGCAGCAACACTGAGCTAACTGAGACTGCAATGCGTTTGTATTCTGCATATTTGCTACAGTGTCAGCGTTAATAGCCTGCTGAATGCCAAAGCCGGTCTGCATAATGTTTGTGTTGATTCCGTTAAAGCCGGTAAGCATACCATTATTCATGGCATAGAAGCCATCACAGAGACCATTGTTGATTCCGTCAAGTTTGCTAATCACAGCGGAATTGTCAAATCCTCTCTGAATGTCTGCCTGAGTAGCTGCCGTGGCTGCATATCCGCCGCCATTGCCGTTATTGCCCCATCCGTTGTTTCCCCATCCGAAGAAAGCAAAAATGAATAAAACAATAATCCACCAGCTACCATCTCCGCCAAACATGCCGTCGTTATTTCTACCGTTTCCAGTAGCAGCGGCAATATCTGCTAAGCTATAATTTCCATCCATAATATAATCTCCTTTTTGTGTATTTACATCAATCTGGCCAGATTGTAATGTACTATTTCATGTTATTCAGCAGACTCTGGAATTGCCCTGCCATCTGCTGAACTTGGTTAAGCTGCCGTTGGGAAATCTGTCCAGACTGTAGCATCTTCTCAACTTCTACTTTCGGGTCTCCCTTAAAATTCTGTTTAAACTGCATAAACTGCTGTATCATCTGTATTGGTCCGTTTCCCTGCGGCATCCCACCGCCAAGTACGTTAAATAATGGATTGCTCATCTGCATTTCCTCCCTTGTTTGCTGATTCCTGCACGGTATTAGCCCTAACAGGTTCAGAAAAAGAATTTAATCGGTTTATGATAGCTTCGTATTTGCCCTTTAAATCGTCATATTCCTGTCTGGTGACGTACTTACTGTCCATGTTCTGAACAGGCTGTTTAGGCGGCATCTGAGTGCCTACTTCATGATACTCAAACGTCCGTAACGGCTGCGGCATACCGGAAACGTCTGTGGATTTTATAAAGAATTTTTCTGATTCTGAATCCATTAGTAAAACACTTGTCCCGGGTGCTACCAGATAGGATTTTGCGCCGACTTCGCCGGATACCCACAGGATACCGCTATTATTCTGCTGTGGTTGCTGTACTGGTTGAGCTGGAATCTGGACAGGCTGTTGCTGGAACTGGTTCATCTGCCCCGGAACGCCAAAACTATATTGATAAGGATTGTTATATAATGCCATCTTATACACCGCCTTTCTGATTATATTTTTGCATAAAAGTATTAATCTAAGAAGTTCAAAAAAGTATCAAAAAAGTATTGACATATCACCCACCGAGTGGTATGATAACATCAGAAACAGGGAAGAACAAAAAATCAAGGAGGAATAAAAAATGATAAAATTAAACACATTATCTTACGTTTACGGACAGAACGACACAATAGAGGTCGGAGAGGAATACTATTTCGGTCAGCTCTGGTACGGAGACGGGGACGGGGAAGAGCTGTTAGAGTCCGGAGCAATCGCCGTATATCAGGACGGCGAGGAGCTTATCGTTGACTTTGAAATCCTGGAGCCCACGGAGGATATTTTACAAACCCGAGTTAAGGTTACCGGGATTAACTAGGAGGCAGGAAAATAAAGTATATAATTATGGATTATACAGACGGTGATTGTTTCATCGATGAATTTGAGAACAAAGAAGAAGCCATTCTGGAAGCGGAGGGAAAATGGTCAAATCTGACAAGGTTTAAAAAGAAACACAGATCGGAGTTTTACGTGCTGGAAAGCATCAATCCGGACGAGGACGCGCCCGATCATTACGACGGAGACATTGTGAAGCGTTGGAAATAAAAAGAAGAAAGAAAGGAACAATATGAGCATCAAAGAAATTAGATTAATTTCCGGGTTAAGCCAGCAGGCTTTTTCCGATAAATACAAAATTCCCAAAAGGACAATTGAAAACTGGGAAGGCGGTAAAAGAAATCCACCAGAATACGTAATTTTATTGCTTGAAAGAGCTGTAAAAGAAGATTTTGCATAAAAAGAAGGAGGGGTAAATTGCCTCTCCTTTTAGCATACTTTTATAATCTTACTGTTTACTCTTCTGCTTAATCTCTTTACGGTAGATATGCTCACATTCATCTGTTCAGCGCAGTATTCGAGCGTATATTCCTTGCATCTCAGCCGGAACAGTCTTTCTTCGTCCGGTGTGAAATTGCACTCTATCAAGAACCTGTCTATATCTTTTTTCGTGAACACATATAATTTCATGAGCATACCCCTTATTAATGCTAACGTTGATTCTGCGCAAGATAATTTGTAAGCTTCTGTTTTGTTTTTTTTAATTCTTCTACATTATTCCCACTAATCTGACTATCCAGCATGGTCGATAACACTTCCAGAATTAATGAATCTCGTTCTGCGATTCTCCGAAGACTTTCATAATCTCGTCTATCATGTTCTTCCAGTGTCTCTACTCGCTTATTAAGTCGAAATGCCGGTGTAATCCATTTAAAGATTACTGCTGCCGCCCCTCCGACAATAGACACCCCTCCGCAGATAGAAAGAAAAATCTGTACAAATTCTGATATGCTCATTTAGCTACTCCTTTTCCCAGTAATATACCGGGACTTCATTTCCGGAATCCCATGTATCATAATATTTACCATCTTGTACTGTCACCACATGACCATCTATACAGAGGATATACGTACCTGTCGGATGATCTGCGCAAAAGTCATTGACTGTATAGATATATCGTTCTGACTGTTCTATCAGCTTACGTCTGTACCCACGTTTATACAGATACGCTCCCCAGACATAATTTGCACTTGGCATATCTGACAGAGCACACGCCTGTATCATTAATCCAGCGAATACCGTTTCCCAGTCAAAACCGGTTGCCTTGCATATTGCCCGGACAGCACAATCTCCGACACGGTTCCCAGCAGGATTTGGATTGTAATATTCCCATCTATCCATCAGTCAATCCCCTTTGCTGTTTTATACCGTTTTGCCGCTCCTCTGGCTTTTGCGGCATTCTGGCGGTTCCATTTAGCAATCATGAGTCGGTCTTGCAGCTCTCTCAGGTCGTTCTGCTTGCAGTAGTCCTTATATGCAGCATTTTGTTTCTGCAAAAGATAAGACTTCCTGTCAAGTTCCTGCTGTAGCTCAAATTTAGCCTGTTCATCTTTGCAAGCATCAACTGCCACCTGCATTCCTATGACTTCTCTTTTAGTTCTTCGGATCCTGCGTTCGTAAGTACGTTGTTTTTGTTCTTTTTCGTATTGTTCGCCTTTGTTGGCTTTATCCTGTGCCGATAGTTCTGCATAGGGGTTAAATTCTCCATCACTGGCTCCAAAACTATGCCGACAGTTGACCCCTGACAGTCCACTTGCCGTTCCATATCCGGTTAATGAGAACGGCGGAAATTTCTTACTCTTGCCAGAACGAGAGTATATCTTTCCTTGCCACCATGCGTGATTTCCCGGATTCTCACCGCCGTCACCTGTTCTGGCTCCCATGTGAGCACTGACCAGAACTAAATCCCAATCCATTTCTTCCATACGTTTTAGGGATATATCTCCCGTAGCCTGAGCCACACCAGTTCTGACAGAACGTGCGACTGCTGTTTCGACCGTGTCTTTTCTGCCAGATGGATATGTGACAGTAACGCCATCACTCACAACGTTATTAACTGCCTCTTTGATGGCTTGCGTATACCCAACTGCTCCAGTCATCACATGATTGTATGCAAGGTCGCATTGCTCAATATAAAGCCTCTGAGCGGCGCTTGCGGTTGTTCTCGTGAAGTTCTTCCACTCGCCCATAGTCGCAAGCATATTCCGCTCCATGAGCCTTATCATGGCTGGCGACTGTTCGAGCGGTACAGGGCTTAATCCTGCCGCCTTGTATATCTTGTCGTCATAATCGAGAGCAGTGATTCCGGCATCTTCAAACGCTTCAAGGAGTTCCCGCTGTTCACGTTTGGCGTATCTGGATAGTTCCGCCAGAATGTCCTCTAACAGTTCACCGGATTCCTGTAGCGTTCTGATTCTCCACGCATCGGCATTGGTCAGAATATAGTTCTCACCCCTGCCGATTCTTGCCATCATTCTCGACACGATCTCAGAGATGATATATTGATGCAGTTCTTCCGCAATCTGCTCACTGCCCTCTGTTATCCGGCGTAAATATTCTGGGCTTAACATAATTACTCATCTCCAAACAGTTTTGGTTCGTCTGGCTGGGCTTCTTTAACCATTGCTTTCGCTTCGGATTCTGTCATATTTTCGAATTTGACATAATACATCCAAGGAGGACAGTCACCCTGTAAGCGATACTTCCACCAATTGTCTCGGTCTCTCTCATAAGAATATGCCATTTCGCCAAAGTTGCACTGAACTTTATATACACCGACTGGAGCCAATCCATATAAATCTGCATATACGCTCAACGCATATACTACTTGTTTTATGCTTTTGTCTAATTGGTCTCTTACGTCCTTGATAAATTGTACAGACCTCTGTTGTCCTGCTTCTACCTCTGTGGCTGTTTGTATTCCACTTTTTTCATTAAATACAAAATATCCATTAGAGAATCCGACCTTATATCCAATCTGTCCAAGGAGGGCATTTATTCCGCTTATACGAGTATCTGTGTTGAGAACCGGATTGATTTCCTGATAGAACTCTTTCTCGTCCTGTCCGAATACATTCTTGACAAAGTGCGGTAAGTTCATCTCATTACGTCTGTTCTCCATACCCTGCGGTGACATGGCTGATACAGGTGTGCCGCTCGGCATCAGCAGCCTATCATCTGCCAGAACAGTCCTCTTAGAATCAAGAATTTCTTTTGCATTACGGCTGTATGCAATGTCCAGGTCTTCTAACTCCTCAATGGCTTCGGCAAATATTGGCAAACCCAATGGTGCGTTAATATCCACGTTATTCGCCTGTGGAGTCCGCAGAACTCCGTACAGAGGTCCGTCCAACTTCTCCCCGTTTGCTTTAAGAATCGGCGGAGTGTCTGCCATTAGGTCAGCCCATTTGGTCTGTTTAAGGTCAATCTTGTCTCCGATGCTTTGAGGAGATTTTGACACGTAGGCTCTGTTAGAAACGTAGTACGGATAGGTTGTCACTCCGTCCACTGTTGTCTCAACAAATCTATGATATTCGAGCCTTGTGTAGTATTTTCTACCAACAGTATAAGAATCCTTAAATATAATCCCTTTGATTTCCTGATTATCGTAATCCACAATCATCACATCTGCCGGAGTAAACACATCAAGGCTCTCACCGTTCGGCTTAATGAACACGGTTCCGTAAGCACAGCCATATTCTACCCAGTGACGTATTTGGAAATATATTTTATCTATCTGCCCCTGTAACCATGTTGCCCTTGCAGAACCATCTATCTGAATGCCAATCGCCAATGTTGCGAGCCGAGCTGTTTCTGAACAGACAGATTTAGCAAAATTAATCGTCTTGATGTTATTCTTATCATCTAACCATTCCGGTACTCCCCTGTAAATGTTCGCGCACCGGTTAATCAGCGATTCCATCTCTGGAAACTCTGCTGCCTGGATGTTAAAGTCCTCTTCGGCTTGTTTTTTGAAAATCATGTTAAACCACCTTTTTAGTGTTGTTATAAGTCCCATTATGCACTCACGCCCCAGTATTTTATCTCACCCTGCCTACGTGCTTCTGCTGCTTCTTCAAGCGTGTTATGCCTGCCTAGATCAACTTTTTTATTATCTACATAGATTGTTGCTCTATATTTCCCTCTGTCCATGGAAACACCAGTAACACCAGTTGAATTTATTTTTTCCATTCTTTTGTTTCTTGCCTGTTGAGTCCATGTTGCCCATCTGCAATTTTCTGGCGAATAGTCCGAATTTGTGTCTATTCTATCAATACTCAAATTATCAGCATATCCATTTTCTAATGCCCATAGAACAAACGCTTCTGAACTTTTATTCCATTCTTTGCAAACCTTTATTCCTCTTCCGCCATAGTCTTCATAATCTTTGTCATTGGGGTTATTGCATCTCTGACGAATTCCCTGCCAGATTTTATATATTCGTCTATATTTTAGGCTATATCCTCTTTTAAGCATTAGTCCCTCTTCTCCTCCATAATGATTCTGTTGCGTATCTACAAGCATCGACTAAATGGTTGTTCTCGTCAGGATATCCACTTATAACGTTTCCATCTTTGTCTCTTTCATATTCGTACTCTGAAAACTCTTTGTAAGCGTTAGGTGTTCTTTTGGGGTCAATAACAATAGTTCTTGTCTGAAGCCATTTCATAGAATACTCCACACTTCCAGGCCCTTTTATCGCACCCCTTGCTGGAAGTCCAAAGTCTCTATAATCATTGATTGATTTAGGCTCCGCAGAATCGCAAGTAATAGTATAATCATCGTATTTTCTTTTTAGAATCTCGTCTGCTGATTTCCTATTGCTCCATTTATTTTTGTAAATTTCATCAATGAGATATATCTTTTCAGTGTTATGATTGTAATACAAACGAATAAAAGCATACGGATCAGGGAAAAATCCCCAGTCACACCCCTGAAATATTTTGTCCATGCGACTGATCTCTTCATCTGTAATATCTCTAATCTCCAGATATTCAAATACGTTTCCGCCATCGCCATTCGGAACACCCAGATATTCATGTTCATAGGCTTCTGGATTGATTTCTTTCAGATGTGCTGCATCGTCAATAAACTTCTGTCCGAGCCACTCCGCCGGGGCTTCCAGATAACTTGAATGATGGATAACTCTTTTCGGGTTAGGTATGAGCTTAATCCTGTTTACCCAGTTTGATTTTGATTTTGGCGGGTTATACGATGAAAAATCATAGGATTCATCGCCGCCACGAAGTACTGACTGATTAACAGAACGTTCCTGAGCATCTCCCTTCATTTGATCTTTCTCCTCTTTCCAGAGGATTCCGATATATCCAAACTCCGGCTTAATAGATTTTAGCTTGGTTTCGTCATCCAGACCACGGAAGTATATTGTCTGTCCAGTCTTAATATACTTGATTTCAAGTGGTGACACCTTGCATTCAAATTCTTCCATCAGTCCAAGTTCGTTGATAGCCCATTTCATGTTAGCGTATACAGAATCTTTCAGAGTACCGGCCACCTGTCTTGTAATGCAGGCGTGCATCTGAGGATTATTCTTGATAAGCTCAATAATCTTAAAAGCTACAAATGAAGATTTCAGACCACCTCGGCCGCCCTCGAATACATATTCAATGTTGGGCTTAATCTGTCGGTTAATATCCACGAATGCCTTGCCAAGTACTCTGGCAGGAAGTTCATATTTTTCATCATCGTCTTTTGAAGCTGCTGTTAGCTGCTCCCATTTTTCGATAGCCTGTATATTTCCATCTGCCGCTTTTTTATACAGAGAAGTTGCTACGACTGCCATGTTATTTGCGTCTTCGTCAGCAATCCCCATTTTTGCAAGTTTCTTTTTTGCAGTACTTGATGCAGGACTTTCGGCTATAATTTTTACATAATCAGAAAGGGCTTTTTTTTGTCGCCTAGAATATCCAGATGCAATACCGCCTTTTTGTCCGTTTCTCACGGCTTCCTCACGGCTTTGATTGCTTGTAAATGGTTTTAAATTTTCCTCGTTTGCCATCCTATCATCATCCAATCATATCCTTTCTGAATTAAAACACCCTAGCATAGTTATAGTTATATACACTATAATACCACACTAGGGGTTATATACCTCTACACCACTTTTAGTTTTTTTATCAATTTTATAATCTTCCGATCAATTTTGCCAAGTGATAATATTCTGCCATAGTCCTTCGCTTATATCCGTAGAAATCATTTTCAGATACTGGCATATCTCGGAATTGTTCCATTGTCCGGTATCCTATACAGTTCACTATGCTGTCGTATATCTGCGTTTCTATACCTGGCGCATATTTGATTGACACTTGCAGAAGATTGTACTTGTCATTCTCGTCAAGATGTCTGAAATGACTTTGAAGCGCCGGTATATCATCCGGCGGCACTCCATAGTCGGTTAGTGTAGCTTTTCTAAGATTCATTTATTTCACCTTCTTCATTCAAACTCCAGTCGCATGGCATACCTCGAAAACATTCTGGACAGTGTTCGTAGAATCCGCAGCCTTTGCAATCCGCTGGCTGTCCAGTACAATATTGCTGTAGTACGTGGTATGCTGATATAGCAAGGTTTGGCGTTATGTCTGGTGTAGGTTTGTCTGGCATATTTATCACTCCTCTCAAATCGTATAAACATGCTGTTTTGGTGCTACTTTTCCGCGTTTCTTTCCTTTTTCGAAAGGCTTTACAAATACTTTCTTACCGCTTTTGTACGTTCTGTAATGTCCTCTTACGCTCCAACATGGGCAGCTGATTTGACTATGTTTTACGGATTTTTGATATAGATTATTCTCTACAACATATTCAATCAAATCATCAAGAAGAAAAATTTTATTATCTTTTTTTGACAAATGATTTTTCCCCCTGCTATTGACTTTTCTGCTTCTATCTACTTTTCTTATAGCTTTTTCCCTTGATTCAATCTTTTCCATTATGGTTATCAATGCTCGTATTATGAGTGTACAATAGTCGTGGTCAATTTTTTCGTATCTCCGATATACTTCATCCTCGACATCCGTAACTTGTCCCATGTAAGTAACTGGCACGCTATTGTGCAGTCCGCCATGATTTTAATATTCAATAAAATCAGATAATTCCATCTGACCATCTAAATTGTCATCATTCATCCACCACCTAAATACATCCTCTCCAGTCTTCCATTGGGTTCCTAATCCTTTTTCTTTTCGAACATCTAGCATTCTTTCAAAAGCTCTGATATAAGACTGTTTGTACTTAGGAAAATCTGCAAATTCTTTATATCTCTTTTTCCCGGCCATCGGGCAGCCGACGCAGCCAACACGATCATATCCACATTTGTACAACTCACAAGTTTCTATATGCTCTGAATTGATAAATTCCCATATATCAGAATCTTTCCAGTCAATGATTGGATTGACAACCATTTCGTTTTTTTGCATACAAAGTTCATTCATTCTGCGATT